GCAGCGCTTGGGCCTCAAGCCGGCGGGCGATGACGACACCAGCCGGGAGGCGGAGTCGCTGAGCATGTTCGACTCTGACGATCGTTTCGACGCCGCGGTGCGGCGGCTGCTGCGGATTGCAGCCAAGACCGAGGCTTTTGCCGCATGAGCCGCATCATTCCGCTGCTGATGCGCCTTGACGCCCTGGAGCTTCGCCTTGACGCCAGGCGGAAAGCCAAGGCTGCAGAGGGCCAGCTGGACCTCTTCGGTGATGGCTCAGGTAACGGTCAGCCGTGTGGACGGGGCTGGATCTCCAGGGACAAGAATTGCCGGATCGGCGAGGGCGACGCCAATGACCCACGAGACACCATTGCTCCGTTTTCCGCCAAGACAATGGAGCAGATCGTTTCTGGCATTGAAAGCCGGACGTTCAACCCGCCAGCGGTTCGCCATAACGGCACTGACTTGGCGCTGAGCCTGCAAAAACTCGCTGAGCAAAACAACGAGGCCGGCATCAATGCTCGCAGCGCCATGGCGTTTATGGATGAGGCTGGGGCGATCGTGATGATTCAGCCCAAGCGCAGGTTTGGGCCCGTGGTGCAGCTGAACAAGCCAATGCCCGTGTGGAACGCAGACAAAAGCATTGAGGAGAACCTGCAGCAGCTAAACGAATGGACAACAGAGCAGGAAAATGGCATTGGACTGCTCAGGAACTTTGCTAAGCGCTTCAACATCTGGCCTGAGGAGATGATCGAGGCTCTTGAGAGTGACAAGTCACCAGAAAGCCAGGATTTTGCCAATTCCCTGCGCACCGCACTGGGCCAGAAGGGCGAGATGAAGTGGTATAAGGATGCAAGAAGTCATCTGCAGAAGATGATCAAGGCTGCAGAGGGCAACCTCAGCGATGCTTCCCTCCTGCGGAAAGTGACCGAGGCATATAGCGCTGTCGTGGGCGCCAGCTATATGGACGGCCCCACGCAGGTGCTTGGCGCTGCCAAGCATTCGCTAACCATGGTTCTTGTCCCTAATGACGCTGACGGCCTCTACAGGGGCATGGGCAACATTTACTGGAAGGCATCCGTGGCTGGCCAGGCAGGTGCCCGGCTGGACCCAGATGCGGTCAACCCGGCCGCGATGGGCGCCAGTATTCGCAATACCCTGGATGTGCGCGACAAGCGGATTGAGTTTACGTTTAGCAATTCCGTTGGGCTGTCCGATTCTGAGCGGGCGCTTACAACGCATCTGCACGAGTTGGGCCACATGATTCACGATTACAGTTCAAGGACCGTTGAGCCGGGCGTGGCGATCAACGGCAACCAAGTCATCTACCCCTCAAACGGCACGCGGATTGCGCCGCCGGCCATGGAGAGGCTGATCGCAGCCGGCACGGCGGCAGGCCCTACCAGCTATTCCAACACCAACGTGGCAGAATTATTCGCGGAGTCGTTTGTTGCCTACGTCACGGCGCCTGATGCCCTGAGGCGTTACAACAGAGAGCTGCATGACTGGGTTGACGCGATGGTGACCAAAGCACGCAAGAATGCGGTTAAGGCCAAGGGCGCCACCGCGCACATCAAGAACTACGCCACATGAGTGAGATGCTGCTGTCCAAGGCGATCGGTCTGATCAAGGCAGCCACAAGCGGGCCCGCGATCGACCGCTCTGCAGCCCTGCAGTGGAAGCTGCTGCATCGCGAGGCGAAGGGAGATGCAAAAGCGCAGATTGGGTACATGTCGGAGGCCCTGGTGACAGCGGCCACCAGCCCGGACGATCAGTGGTGGATCGCAACCCTGCTGGAGATCGACGCATCAGTGCCAACGACTCAGATCGGCCGCCAGATGCAACTGGCCGAAGCCGAAAAGCGCAGCACCGAAGCGCTACTTGCGCATCGCGGGGCTGCGGCGCCCACGTCTCTGTAGCGGCGCAATACTGCCTCAGATAGATGCAGCATTCATGGCCGCGGCGGTCCAGCAACGTCAATCGCTACTGGATGCACTTGAGGCCCGGCTGGATGCCGTCAAACGCAAATGCAACACCGGCTACGGCTGTGGCCGCACCTGCATCTCAGTGCAGAAGGAATGCCAGAAAGAGGCTGGTTCGGCCGTTAGCAAAGAGCGGATCGGCAGGCTGCAGCAGCTAGCCCGCGGGGAGATCAAACCCAAGGGCATTGGCGCAATCAAGCCAGGCGATGCGGCGGCTAAGGCTGAGCAGCTGACGCAAGCCCGCGGGGCCAAGGCGGCCGAGCTGCGCAGTGGTAGGCAGCAGGCTCAGGCCGCCAAGGCTCAGGCGGCTACTGCCAAAGCCAAGGGGCCCAGGGCGGCAACAACGCCGATCAGCCAGGACGACGATTACGAGTTTGCTCGCAAATCAGCGGTGGGGAACGCCGGTGAAGACCTGGCCAACTCAGCCCGGCACAAGCGCAACGCCTTCCGCACGATCGAGGAGGCCGAAGCATCGGGGCAAGCCGAGAAGCTGATCACGCGGGACAACCTGCTTAAGAACTTCCCGGTGGATCTGATCACCGGAACTGAGCCGACTAACTGCCTCTCCAGGCTGGAGAGCCACTACTGCCTAAAGGCCTTCCCTAGCCTGACGGCTAAGGCAGTCACGGACTACATCGAAGGGGAGCGTCGCAGGCAAGCGCGGGGGCAAACCACCTATGGCGGTCGCACGACGGAGGCGGTGGATGAAAAGGCGCTACGCAAGCAGTATTTCGATGCCTTCCAGTCGGTTCGCGACTTTGTGGAGGCCAACAAAGACATGCCGGCTGGTGAGATGCGCTCGGCTCTGACCAAGCGGCTGAGCGAGCTAATCAGCCGGTATCGCAAGACCGAAGGCCAGGGTTACCAGCGCACCCACGCGGACCCGTTCAACCCAGTGGCCAATGCCCTGGTGGACATGCAGAAGCGCCTGACCAAGCGCGGCAGCACCAGTGTCTATGGGCAGATGGATGCGTTCGCTAAGGCCCTGGCCGCCGACGTGGGGGCGGACTGGCGCCAGAACCCGGCCAAATCCATGGGGCGTGCGGCAGAAGCGGCCACAAAGATCATGGAAGGCTCAACCCTGGCCGCGGCGTTCGGCAAGGAAGGCAGCGGCAAACAGCGCTTCAGCGCGGCCGATCTGTATGTGGCGCCCGCCCGGCGGGTTGGCGGTCGCAGCGTCGGCGGTTCCGTTGAGGCCGCTACTGAGCAGATCATTAAGCGATCGGGCTTCCGCGGGCTGCAGTACGGCAACTCCGTCACGGACGACGAGCGCAAGCACCACGTTCAGAAGGCTGCCGAGGCCATGGTGGATCTGGCGGACATCCTGGAGTTGCCCGATGAAGCCATCAGCCTGAACGGCACGCTGGGTCTGGCCATCGGCGCCCGTGGCAAGGGCACGGCCATGGCTCACTACGAGCCCGGCATGAAGGTCATCAATCTGACCCGCAAGAAAGGAATCGGCACGCTGGCCCATGAATGGGGCCACGCCCTGGACAACTTCGCCGCAGGTGGTAAATCGTTCCTCACGCAGAACGTCGGCAGCCCTGAAAAGCGTGCTGCCATGTTCAAGGTGATCGGGTCGTGGGAGACAACCGGCTACACCCAGCAGGTCTACAGAAGAATTAGAGAACTAAAGCAGCAGGGAGTATTGATCAGTGATCAATACTGGCTGTCGCGTGAGGAGATGTTCGCTCGATCATTTGAGGCCTACTGCCAACTGAAGCTGGCCAAGGCCGGACGAGAGAACAGCTACCTCACCCAAGCCACTGGCGATCCGTTGTGGCCCACCAGGGAGCAGGCCGAGGCGATGGAGCCGATGTTTGACGCCCTGATGGCCCAGATCCGTCAGGACGACTTCCCCGGCGGCACCCGGCGCGATTCACGCGAGGAGCGGGTGCGGCGCTTCGTCTACTGGTTGAGCTGAGATGACGGCCACCCTCGCCTTCTCTGAAAGGTTGCTCCAACTGGAGAAGCGACTTGACGCTCGGGCCAAGGCGCCCCCAGGCCAGCTGGATCTGTTCGGCGGCGGCAGTGGAGGCAAGGGTCAACCCTGCGGTCAGGGGTGGATCTCTAAGGACAAGACCTGCCAGAAGGGCGCCGGAGGCGCAAACCCTAATGCGACTTCATCTGATGCCGGCGTTCCAGGGTCTGCCCCCTCCGAGGCCCGTCGCAGCCGGCCGAGACAGCGGGTGGCGTTTGACAACCCGATCACAGGGCCCAGTGGCGCCAGGCTTATTGGCTACACCTGGCAGTGGACAACCGCGGAGGTGCAAGACCAGCGGGGTGAGGTGGTCGAGCGCCGCGTCTCCGACTGGGAGAAAAGCATCGCCAACGTCGAGACCGGCCGGAACGTGGTGCATCAATTTGAGGTTGAGCACCAGGGCGAGACCCGTGTTGTGAGCGCCGAATCAGCCCTGAAGCTGATGGGCTACACCGACCCGCTTGATCGCAAGCAGTTCAAGGGTCTGCAAAGCACAGCCCGCACGGTCGCCCGGCTGCGCATGGCCCAGCACCAGCTCGATGAGCTGGAGCAGAAGTGGCAGAACGACTGGGGCGAGGTGGAGCTGGCGCCCCGGCCAGAGGTGAGCGTTGGCGAGTGGCGAACAGAGGACTGGGGCCGCAGGCGGGAATGGCGAATGGGCGACGCCACCGCTGCCCAGATCGAAAACAGCAATGGCATATCCATGCTCAGCGAGCAGGACATATATGCCCAGCTCAACGTCCAGTGGAAAGCAGAGCGGATGCGCGAGAAGGGCTGGAGCTACACGGGCCAGAGGAAAACCTCCATGGCCAACAAGATCCAGTACGAGCGCAGTGACCTGGCCAAACGGCTGCAGCGGGCAGAGGCCAAGCTGCAGGCGGCCAGCAGGGTGGATGCCAGCGACCGCATCTCGATGGTGCTGGCTCGACTGGATGCCGTCAAACGCAAATGCTCCACCGGCTACGGCTGCGGCCGAGCCTGCATCTCGGTGCAAAAGGAATGCCGCAAGGAGGCCCGCTCCACGGCCAGCAAGGAGCGCATCAGCCGCCTAGAGCAGTTGGCCCGCGGCGAGGTCAAGCCCAGGGGCATCGGCGCACTCAAGCCGGCAGAAGCCAAGGCCAAAGCCAAGGCCCTGCGAGCGGAGGCCGCCGAACAGCGTGCAGTGACCAAGGCGGAGCGCGAGCGTCGCAAGGCCGAGGCGGCGAAGACCGGCCGCAAGCCATCGGTGGAGGTCAAGCTGCGCCGCGCCAAGCCAGGCGGCGAATACGGGCCAGACGGGCACTGGTATCCCGGCGGCTCTTGGATGAGTGAGGGCGAATACGTCGGGGCCAAGCCAGCGCAAGCGCAGGGCGCCGGCCAGGGCGCGGCCGCGGGCTCCGGCACCAGCGGCGAAGGCACAACACCGCGGGTGGTGCGGCCAAAGAAAAAGCCAGCGCGAGTGCAACCGACCGAACCGAAGGGCGAGGGCCTGCCCAGGCCAAAGGGTCTCAAGAAGACTGCAGAGAAAAACGATCAGGAGTTCTTTAACGACCGGGGATACATCAGCGAGAGGCTGCGTTATGGGGACCAATCACTGACGGGGGCCTCGTTCCAGGCGGCCGTTGCCCAGCGGATGACGGCAGAAGAGCTGAACTGGGCCACTGACCAGATCGTGCGAATGACCGGGATTGACCGCTCTGAACTGACCGACGACATTGAACATGGCATCCGCGTTTACGGCAGCGAAAAGGATGCGTTGGAATCCCATCGCTATATCACCCGCAACGAGCTAATCGGGGTGGACGACGAACGGCTGAAAGCCGCCATCATCTTCATGAGGGCCAGCCTTTACCTGGGCTCCAGCAGTCCAGCGCAGCGACGACTCGTATCGCGTCGAAGGGCTGGGGAGGATGAAGAAGGACGCAGGCCACCGGAGCGCAGGCCACGCGAGCAAGGCGATGGCGGCAGAGACCCTGGCTACGGAGACTGGATCTGGGGCCTCAACAACGTGTTCCGGGCCGTGCGGATCCGGCGGGAGCGAGGTGAGCGATGAGAGCCAAGGGCCCACAGATGGACGACCACCGGCTCGATCACGTCTGTGAGCGGATTGCCCGGCTCGATGCCCGAATCCGGCAGGCACCCGGCCAGCTCTCGCTGGATCTATCGGGCCGCGGCAAAGGTCAGCCCTGCGGCCAGGGCTGGATCTCTAAAGACAAGACCTGCCAGAAGGGCAAGGGCAGCCCCAAGAAACAGCTCAACCCACTATTTCAAGAAGCCAAGGAGCGCCGGGAAAGAGAGGCCGCAAAAGAGGCCGCGGCACAGGAAAAAGCAGCGAAGGCAAAGTCGCCATCCGGCCTGCAGCTGGGGCAGGACAGCCAAGGCCAGCTGTTGGTGAATGGCAAGCCAGCTAAGCGGCTAAGCCAGGGCAACTATGGCGACACCTACAAAGTGGACACGCCAGAAGGCCCCGTGCTCGTCAAGGTGGACCGGCTGAACGGCGGCGACCCCCAGGAGGAAGACCCCGACGTAAGCCGTGAGCAGCAACGGTTAAACATGGCCAATCGCGAGTTGGCGAACCTGCGTCGTGCGGCAGCGCTCGGTGTTGGCCCTGAGCCGATCGGTGAGGTGGTGAAACTGCCGGCTGACGGCCGTTTTGCCATTGCCTACCGAATGGTGGAAGGTGCGCCGCTGAAAGACAGCTTCACATCAACCGAGCCTGACACGCCAGAGGCCGCGGCGATCTTGGCAAAGCCTGGAGCAAGGGAACGGTTGGACGCCGGGGTGCTGCGGATTGCGCGGGTGATGGCCGATGCAGGGCTTGATCACGGCGACGTGCATGGGGCCAACATTGTGGTGCAGCCCGATGGTTCACCCATGCTGATCGACTGGGGGATTGGCGGCCAAGATGCGCCTGGCTCCGCTGCTGAACGAGCACAGCTGGAAGCCAGGTTGCTGCTGCAGATGAACTACTACACGCAGACCTTGAACCGCCACAGCTCAACTAGCAACAGAGTGGCAGAAGGCCTTGCCGAACGAATGGATCGCTCTACGGCTGCATTGCGGGCCGCAGGTGACCTGCAGCGGAAATACGACACTGAATGGGAGGAGGAGCACCTCTCGCCAGATGAATGGATGCCCAGAATGCGGGAGGCGAGCAGGTTGCGAAAACAGGGGCTAAGCAATGATGAAGCCCAGCGCCAGGCCGGTGTATTGCCGAAGGTGACACCAGAGATGAAAATGGCAACGGACCGTGCCCGTGATGCGATCTTCAGCGATGCCGACCTAAGCGAAATGCGCCGGTGGGTTGATCAGCAAGTGATAGGGGCAAAGCGATGAAACATCCAACTCGCATCAGGCTGTGGGTGGAGGCCCGCAAAGCACGCAAGCAAGGTCAATGGGATCTTGCGGCCGAGCTAGAGCAGGAGCTGCAGGGTGAGAAGCTGGGCCAGCGGAAGAATGCGCCTAGATTGGACCTGTCGGAAGACCGACTTGACAGGCAAATGAAAGCGCCGAAAGAGGATGACTCAAGCGACCGGCAACCACCGATCGACTGGGATCTGGTCAACCGGGAGGCAGCCATCGGCGTCGAGCTGAACCGCAAGGCCATGGCCTTGTGGAAGAAACAGCAGGGTGATCAGAGGTCGAGCAGCAGGTCAGAAGAGCAATTCAACAGCTGACAGAGCGCCCGCACGCGCCCGGCATTGGGAATCGTGCGACCGCACTCCACGTCGCACACCCACTGCCGGCTGACGCTGATCTGCTCGGCCACGTCGCCCTGGGTGAGCCCGCGATGCTTGCGCAAAGTGCGCAATCTGCCGCCCAAGACAACGCGAACATAGCGATCAGGTTGCGCAACAAACACGCCCATGGTTCCCAAATGACGGACTGACCGGCATAAATGCCGGGACTGGCGACATTTTAGAGAACATGCACGCAGTAGTTGTCACTCTTGACGAAGAGTTCGACCGCTTGTGGGTCAAGCAATCCGCTATGACCGCGCCTCGATAGATCCCAGCTGGGAGGAAACTCCCGAGGGGTATCTACGGATCAAGGCGACATTTGCACGCACCGGCCTACAGCGTTATCGCCGGCAGGACGGAACGGAGGCGGTCGAATACAGGCCAGAAGAAGAGGTATCCAAAAAGGACAGCCTCCTATCGCTGGCCAATTTGCCGGTCACGCTTGAGCATCCGCCCGAGCTGCTTACCCCTGAGACCTGCAGGGAATACCAGCGTGGCCATACCGGATCCAACGTCGAGTACCGCACTCCGTTCGCATACGGGGTGGTGACAATCACTGACGCTGACGCCATTAAGGCGATCAAAACCGGTGATGCACGAGAGGTCTCGGTCGGCTATCGCGTGAAGTTCGACGCGACTCCAGGAGTCACGCCTGACGGCCAGCGATACGACGGCATCCAACGCGAAATCAGCGGTAACCACGTCGCGATTGTTCGCAAAGGGCGGGCGGGCCCCGAAGTGCGTTTGCACATGGATGCCGCGTGCGCGATTGATCCTTTCGATCCGTCAGAAGTCACAACCCACCCAACGACAACGGAGGAATCCATGACAGCAGTGGCCGCGCTTAGCAAAGCCACCGAATCTCTCGCCGAAGCCCTGTCTGCGCAAGTCCGCGCCGACGCAAAAGGGAATGCGATGGAAGTACGGGAAGGCTCAGAAGAGGAAATGGAAGAAGAAGAGTACGAAGAGGAGGACTACGAAGAGGAAGACGAGTACGAAGAGGATGAGATGGACGGAGGCGGCGCTGCAAATCTTGGCCACTACAAAGTGTCCAAGAAAGACGGCATGGTGCCTAAGGCCATGTACGACAAGGCCTGTGCTGATCGCGATGACGCCATCGCAGCCCATGAGCGCGACCTGGGCCGTCTGGACGCACTGATTGAGCGCCTAGACAGCCTGGAGTCCGAGGTGGATGAGCGACTGGACAGCGGCTTCGACATCAACGAGCTGGTTACAGCCAGGGTTGAACTGCTTGATCGGGCGACTGCAATTCTTGGTCAGCGCCCCACATTTGATGGTCTCACAGACAGAGAGATCATGTTCGACACATTGGTGGAAGCCGGTGTTGATCCAGATCGGCTGGAGGGCAAAAGTGATGACTACATCGCGGCCACTTTCGACGCCCTTGCGCTGTCTGGCAGCGGCCGAAATGACAGCGACCCGCTAGCGACCGCATTGGGCCACGTCAGCAGCTCCTACGGAGGCCAAGACGCCGCCAGGAAGCGAATGATGGAAGCCCAGCGCAATGCCTGGCGTGAACCCCTCACCAACAAAAAAGGAGCCTGATCAATGGCAATCACTTTCACGCCAACCACAATCACCTCTGGCGAAGGTGCTCAGTTCGATTACAAGCTGGAGCAGGATCGCGGCGTGCCCGGCCAGATCGCTGATCTGACCGCCACCCGAATCATCTCTGGCAACAACGAAACAGGTGCCCTGATTGCCTACGGAGTTCCGGTGGCAGCCAATGGCTCTGGCGTACTGCCCAACAGCTGCAAGTTGGCAACTGCTGCTGGCCAGATCCTTGGGATCAGCGTCCGCACTTCAGTCAACGAGAAAAAAGGCATCCCAGCTGCCGGCAGTGCTCCTTCCTACTCAGAGGGCATTCCCGATCTCAAGAGCGTCAACGTCCTGACCCAGGGAACCATCTACTTGCAGGTCATGGAAGCTGTTGCCCCTGGCGACACATTGCGGTTCCACAAGAGCGGCGCCAATGCTGGCAAATGGGGCAAAACCGCTTCTGCCGGTAACACCCTGGCGCTGGCAGCTGGTGGCTGGGTAATCCGCAAGTCCGGCAGCACTTCAAAGGTGCTGGCCCTGGAGATCAACACTCCCGCGCAACTCTCGTTCACCGCTGACAACTGAGGCCACCGCCATGACTTTTAGACTTGACAACGCATCTCCTGGAGCATTCCTGGAGCGCGAGCTTGAGTACCTGTTGCCGAAGGTACTGGAAACCAAGTACGCAGAAATTCCCTACGCCAAGCTGGTTCCCGTCAGCGAGGAAGTGCCCGAAGGCGCCGAGACCTACAAGTACGAGATCTACGATCACGTCGGTGAGTTTGGCCTGCTGGCCGACTACGCCGATGATCTGCCGACCAGCGACGTGCTGCGGGGCGAGATCATCAACACCATCCGAGGTTTTGGCGGCAGCTTCAAGTACACCACCGAAGAGCTGCGCAAAGCCCAGTTTGCCGGCGTGTCCCTGGAACAGCGGCGTGTGGAGTCGGTGCGCAAGGCCTATGAACAGCTGGCCAACAGGCTGGCGCTGTTCGGCCAGGCCGGCACCGGCATGAAGGGCATGTTCAACCACCCTGTCGTCGACAAGGTGGTGGCCAGCGGGAGCGCCAGTGATGGTTGGTTTGACGCCGCCTCAGTGACACCTGATCTGATGCTGGAGATCCTCAACGCAGGCATCACCTACCAGATCAACAGCACTCGACAGGTAGAGCAGCCGGACACGATGCTGGTGCCCTACAGCGTTTATCGCAAGATCAGCACCACTCCCCGCAGCACAGTGTCTGACACCACTGTGCTGGAGTATTTCCTCCGCACCAACAGCTACATCAAGGATGTGATGCCGATCAACGAGCTTGATCCGGCAAACAGTGGTGGAGCACTGAGCAAAGAGCGCATCGTGATCTACAAGCGAAGCCCAGAGAAGCTGCAGTTCCACGTCCCGATGCCGTTGAAGTTCCACGCTCCACAGCAGCGGAATCTGGCCTACATGGTCCCCGCCGAGGCCAAGTTTGCTGGCGTGGCCCTGTACTACCCCAAATCCATCACCTACGTCGACAAGGCCTGAATATGACTCTCTGCGTCGCCTACACCCCTGAGCTTTCAGACCCGCTCACGCTCGCCAATGTTGATGGCGGGTCGTTTGTCGTCAGCCTGTTTAAGGAAGACAAGCAGCTGGTCCTCAATCCAGGAAACAACGTCGTCGATCCCGAATTGTGGGAGCGTGTGAAAACGCTGCCGGCAGTGAAGGAGCTGATCGACATGCGAATGGTTGAGGAAATTGAGGCCACCACCGAAAAGGTCTCGGAGACACCAGCTGCAGGCGTTCATTCGATCGCCAAGGTGGAAAAGCAGGCGGCCTTGAGGCTGATCCATCACTCGCGTGATGCAAAGCAACTCAAGAGCTGGCACGACGAAGACGAGCGGATTGAGATTCGCAACGCTGCTGTCCGCCGGATCGCGGCGCTCAACAAAGGGGCGGGCTAATGGCGGTGCCGACCCTGGCGGAGTTTCTCGGCAGGTTTCCAGACCTGGCGATTCACTCGGAAGATGTGATCAATCCGGCTCTGCAACTTGCGGGGCGGCAATGCAGCGAAGCCATCTGGGCCGATCTGCATGGCGATGGCGTGGCCTATTACGCCGCGCATCTGATCACATCTCGCGTCAGGGAGGTGGGGCAAACACTGGGGAGGCCATCTGGCCAACCCAGTGGGGAAGGCATCAAGTCCACCTACTACGGGCAGCAATACGAGGCGATGAGAGTCGCTCTCCCAGTTACGGGGTTTGTCGTCTGATGGCTATCGCCGCGGAGACCATTGCTGGCTACGCCCCTTGGGGCAATGCGGTTCTCACCTTTGAGGTGGGCGCCGGCTCCGCGGCGGTTGATCCGGCGACTGGTAATCCGGTTCAGGGCAAAGAAACCCTGGAATATCTGGCAGCGCTTGATTTGCAGGCTCCTCAGTGGAGCGAGCAAGAAGGCGCAGACATGACCACCTACGGCTGCTCTGGGCGGCTGCTGACACCTGCCGTCTTCGATCACCGGATCACCAACGGAAGCAGGGCCCAGGCCGTCATCAACGGCTACACAGGGCGGTTTGAGCTGGTTTACAGCCTAAGCGAACTGCGGGTTGGCAATGCCGACCTCCGACAGGAGATCCGAGGCACATTTCGCGTGATTGGAGGTGTTGACAATGCGGCTTGATTTTCGGGTCGACGACGCATTGAAGGAGGCCTGGGACGACCTTTCGGCCTACCTAGGCCGGCGGTTCACTGGCGAAATCACGGCGGAGAAGTGGGACTGGCCTACCGATCCGGTGATTCGCGACATTGTGGACACAGGCAACCTCCGGCGCTCACTGCGCATCACCCAAGCGGCAGAGGAGAAAAGCCTGGACACCACGTTTGAGTGGACAGCTCCTTATGCGCCGGCGGTTCACGACGGGGCAGTTTTCCGGGCAACAGACAAAGAGGGCAACGCAAGGACGCTTACAGCTAGGCCTTGGACCCGCCCTGTGCTCCGGGACCGGGAAAAGATCGCCAAATACTTCCAGATGCGTTTTGCCTTGGCGATGCGCAACAGAAGGGAGGGCCAGCCATGACCACAATTCCTGGCCAGGAGTTAGCCCCGTCGCTGAGGGCAGTGCGTGATGAATTGTTTGACCTGTTGGAGCCCTACTTAGGCACCTACAAGCTGAGCAGAACATCAACGGCACCCGCCTTTTATGTGGTGGGCCCTAATCAGGTGCGCCCGCAGTGGAGCGTGACCGGCATTGAGGCAGTGCTGGTTAATCGGCCCGAACTGGAGTTCATGGGCGGCGTCGGCTCGCTGCCGACGAAACGGGTGTGGACCCTTCAGGTCCGCAATTACGACACCGACTCCTCGCTGGAAGCGGTGCAGGTGACCCTCTACCGGCATTTCCCGAATGCCATCCAGCGGTACATGCCGCAGACCGAGACCACCTACGAGCAGCTCACGGTTGAGCTGCCAGACCACATCCTCATCACCCTTCCCTAAAGGAGATCACCATGGCTGACTATGCAATCGGCTTGAGCTTTCACAAAGCTCATCGCACCCTTGTACGTTGCGTGCCGCTGACAGCACCAAACCGCTATTTCGCCAGTCGCAATGCAAACGGTGTCATTACTCTCCCGACCCTAGAGGTTGGCGAGAGCTACCGAGTGATTTCGGGCGTAACGGACTGCAGCTTTTCGATCCAAGACAACAACCAGGAGTTTCGGCTTCTGGGGGATGACGGCTGGAGCGACTCTGTGATAACCGGTGCATCAGTGAGGGCCAGCTGCACCACCTATTTCATGAAGGACATCGACGCCCCGGCCGCCGGCTCCGTTACGCCAACCTTCAAGGGCGGCTACGACGAAGGCTTTGAGGTGATTCAGCGCAGTCGCGGAGATAAAGAGTTTGAGGTCTACTTCGAGATGCTCAAAGAGATGGGCCGTGCGGATGGCAACACAGGCAATTACATGTATGACTTTGCAGGCTTTAACGCTGTGGTGACCGGCTACAGCGAGCAACTTGGCGCCGAGGGCCTTACTCAGGTGCAGTTTGAACTGACCAGTCGTGGACGGGCTGTTTTTGGGGTTTACAGCAACGGAGCCAACCCGCTTGGGTTCTCCGAGTTCTGATCACCGACTCTACGAGGGCTTGATCCATGACTAACTACCAGCTATCCGGTGCATTTCACCGGGCCTCAAAGACTATCATTCGTGCGATCAAGCTCTCACACCCAAACAGCTATAAATGCGAGAAAGACGGCGCAGGCTACATTCAGACACCCACATTATTACCGGGCGACTATTATGTGCAACTAGCGGGGATAAGTAATTGCCAGATATCAGTCGATGATACGCCTCAAGACATAAGACTAATCGGCGATGACGGCTGGAGCGATGGCAGCATCTCAGGCTCCAAAGTCCGAGTCGCGGTCACCAGCTACTTCATGCGTGACCTGCAGTTCATGGATGCCTACAACCTGGGCACAGGCGGGGCGGCTCCAACCGGAAATGCGTACCAGAATGCTGGCGTTGCCTGCTACTTGCCAGCCGAAACGAGCGGGCCATGGGAAAGGGGTTTTAGCATCATCAAAGAGGCTCGACAAAACAAAGATATTGGCCGGATTGGCAGCACGCTTGCCAATCGCAATAACCGAGTCTATGTCGAAGTCCTCAAAGAACTAGGAAAGCAGACATCAGGGGCCAGCAGTCCCTTGGTCTACGACTTTGTTGCCTTTGAGTGTAATGTGCTCAACTACAGCGAACAAGATGGGGCGGAAGGCCTTACAGAAGTGTCCTACGAGCTAGCGTCTGTTGGCGAGGTCTTCGTTGGGCAGTATCTGTCAGATGGGCCGGTAAGATTTAGCGATGACTGGACCTACAGCGATTTCAGGGACGAAGTAACAAAGGAGTCAATCTGTCGATTTGGACCTCAATATACAGCTATAGAGGCGAATACAACCCCTAGTGCTGGCGTGCTAAATGTGAGCTACAACCACACCAATGGAGAGGCGTGGTTGATGATGACTGGCTTGGATCACATAGGGGCCGGCCGGACCGTGCGACTTTATGCGCTCAGCTTTGGGTGCTTTAGCGGTGACAACTACAGCAGCACTTACTTTCCAAGGCCAGGCGACGACACAGACTTTGAAGTGCTAGAGGCAGTCCAGCGTGACGTGCGCGAATACGAGATCAAGGAGGCTACATACAACAACACCACAGGCGTCGCAACACTTAAGCTGGAGATGAACGCGACCATTGCGGTCGGCGATTTCATCGGCGTCAAGGACATAGGCTTTACACGCTTGGTAGATGGTCAGCCGATCAAGGGCCTACTGCCAGAAGAAACCGCACACTCGATGGTGCGTGTGCTCGCAATCAACGGGCTGACGATCACAGTCAACCTGGGCACCCGCGTCGATAGTTACACCTATGCAGGTGGCGGCCGAATTGAGCTGGGCCCAACCATGAAGCTCAACGTAGGCGCTTCGCCGATGGAGCACTACTACATCAATGGAGGATCGGCGACAGTAGTGGGCCCATTGGAGCTGAATGGAGTCCTGAGCAATGCCAATGGAGCGACACTCAGCTACAACAATGCTGACGTGCAGCCACGAGGGACCGCCGTGCTGCCACTGCCCTGATGCACCAGCCCATCCTCCAGAGCAAGGAGCCGCAGCCAGCCGTGGTGCTGATTCACTGCGACATAACAGAGCGAGGGATTAGCGCCGAACTGATGGTCGTCGAGGCCTACACCGGCGCGGTCTGGATACAAGTCTCTGATCTACCTAGACTTGAAGGAGTGGTCTACGAGTGCCAGTTACCGATGGCCGTGATTGACCAACCCGAAAGATACAAGGCCTACCACGTTCAACTACCCAGCGCCAGAATCTGATGACAGGATCAGCATCGTCGGGGTATCTCGACCTTCTGTTTGAAGGGAATGAGCCCACCTATCACGACATCACAGACAGGCTGAGACTGCGCCGGCATGACGATTTGCTGGTCGCGGAGGCAGCAGAACTGGAGCAGCTAGACCGCGACAGAGTGCAGGCCACCATTCACCTGATACAGGTCGCCAAGCGCTGCTCACAGGAGAAAGGCATCACCGTGCAGGAGGCCTTTGATCTGCTGCAGCAGGGAACGCAGGATCCGGCAAAGTCGGCACTGGTGCAGGATTACCTGGAGGACATGGCCGTGGCCTATGTCGGTGTGCCGCTGCAAGTAATGAACGAAGTGCGGCTGATCACCCTGTTCCTCAAGACCAGGGGCGAGGTCATGCGCGGCAAAAAATGGGAACCGATTCAGCAGTGGCAGAGGGATGACACCATGAGACTGACCAACAAGCTGCGCCTGAGGGTCGTTGAGTTCATCAACAACGAGAAAGAGGGGTGGCCAGCTCCGGGAAAAGGCGAGGAGGCGATCCAGAAGACGACGTAGATCTGGAACGCCACCTCTCTCAGCTAAAAGCGCAGATCCAGCAGCCCCAGACTGACTGGAACCGGCTATACCTAAGAGTGGCCACGGCAAACATACAAGATCCGAAGTACCACGCAGAAAATTTTGGAAGGCTTCCTCTGAGCCATCTGTCGCGCACCCTCGACTACATCGAGACGCGACAGCAGATGGAATGCAACCTTAATTCACTGTCGACGGCAAGGCTTGCTTCTGTGGTGACCGCAGCGCTATCAGGCCGGAACGCAAGGAAGGTCACCGCGACGGACTTCCTGCCCTATGACCCAGACGCGATTGACCGCGATAAAAGACAGTCAGGTTTAAGTGCAGAAGGTAAAAAGACATTAAAGATGCTACTCAAGACAAAGCGCTTGCCCGTCTCGCTGTTTGGCTTAGTGATGGAAGATTTGCGTGGCTAGCCTGAAGCACCAAAGATGACGGGCGGATGGCCGGCGAATACAGCCTGGGGACGGCCACGCTGCGGCTTCACGGAGACCGCAGCAGCCTTGACCGTGAGCTGGAGCTGCTCAAGCGCTACACCGACAAGCTGGAGCGGCAGGGCATCCAGGTCAAGTTTGATGCTGATACCGGCGAAGCGTCGCGGCAAATAGACCAACTGACCAACAGGCTTGGTGGCTTCCAAACAATCCTTGATGCCATCAATCAAGGGCTGAGGGGCAACGGGGATGTATTCACAAACCTGGCGTCTCGGCTTGAGGCAGCCAGCACTGCCGCGGGCGCGGCAGGTGGGAGTTTTGGGGGAATGGCGGGCAGCCTTGGCCCGTTAGCGGCAACAGCGCTTCGATTTGTCCCTGTCATGGGGCAGATCGGACTTGCAGTAGCAGGTGTGACCGCCATTTTCAATGGGGCGTCCGCAGCAATCCAAGGGATGCTGGCGCCGCTTGAGCGCCTGGCGGCAGAAGCCGGCCGCTTTAACAAGCAGGTGGCGGAAGCAGGGATCTTCACCGCCAACAGCTTTGCGATCCTGGGGGAAGACGGTGAGGTAATAGAGGGAACGGCGAACCAAATGCGGGCCGTGCGCGGTGTTATTTCATCGGAATACAAGAAGATCCAAAAAGAAGTCGCCCAAATTTCAGGCGCAACAGCATCCGAAATCTACGAGGGCTTTAATATCATCTTGCAGAATGCGGGCAATCTTGGCAAAGAGGGTCAAGACATTGGCAAGATCCGCAATCTCAGCACCAGAATTGCGGCCGGCATGAACACCCTTGGGGTGCCGGGGTATCAGCTTAGATCTGAGGTCAACGCCCTAATGATGGGCAACGTCGGACCCGATTCGATGCTGGCCAAGAAGCTCGGCTATACCTCATCAGCTGACATTCAACAACTCCAAGCGCAAGGCAAGTTTTATGACGATCTGATCAATAAGCTCAACAAACTTTATGACGGCCAAACTGTTCTGGCTGGCTCACTAGAAAATGTCAAGAGCAACTTCCAAGACGTTGCGCAGACAATCCAATCAGAAGGTGGTCAAGCGCTTGAGAGAGGACTAGCGGCAGGCCTAAAAGGCGTTCTAGAGCCTCTAGACAAGTTGCAGGACAGCTTCATGATGCTGCTGCGTGGCACAAGCGAAGCTCTGGAGCCGTTGCTCAAGATGCTTGGTCAGCTCGGAGGGGTTCTGGTCTCCATCGGCTCGATCTTCTCAAGCATTCTCGCCGTAATCATGGATGTGGCGGCGGTGGCAACCAATCTGGTTGGCCTATCGCTGGGGCCAGTGCTTGAGGGCATTGGAAAAGTCTTGATGGTGATCGCAAAAGGATTTGAACTGGCAGCCAAGGGCATCAGCGGAATCTTGCGGCCTCTGAGCGGAATCCTGCGCGTCGCCACTGACATGGCAAAAGACAGCGCGATCATTCAGTTTCTGGACTGGGTGCTCAAGGGCCTCGGCAGCATGGGCGAAGCTCTAGACGAGAACCTGTCCAAACTCGCCGATGGCGGCCGGGCGATGGCTCGCCGAATGGCAGAGCAAAAGGAACTCAACTCGATCATGGCGTCTAGGCCCAATAGGAGCGGGCCGTTGACCGATGACGAACGCAAGCGGATCAGGATTGCTGGCGAGACGGCTGTTTCCAGTTACAACCAGACGGTCGGCGACGACCAGGAGATCAGCCTTAAGAGCCTGCAGTATTCGTCAAATGCAGAGCGTGTATTTGATGAGCGCTCCAAGCGGATGGGCGCCAGTCAGGGCGAACGCAACCTAGCCATCGCCCGCGACATCGCCAAGGTCAAAGAGGATACCTACCGCAATGAGATCAAGCAGCTGGAGCTGGGCCTGCGACTAATGCAGGCCCAGCGTTCTGTGGTTCAAGAGCAGAACAATGCCAACAACCTTAAGCGGCAGCTGCAGGAGCAGCGCATTGGTTTCGCCACGCAGCTAGCCGTATCGCCCGAAACGAAGCTAGATGCACAGCAAAGGCTGGCCGAGGTGCAGAACCGCAATGAAATGGCGCGGATTGATGAACAAGGTAAGCTACTGGAAACAGAAAAAGATATTCAGAGAGTCCAGCTACAAATCCAACTGAAGCAGCAGAGGATCCAACAGGAGCAGCTGAAGATTCAACAGCTAGAGCTGCAAATCCAGAAGGACGCAGCTTTTGCTGCCATGACAGAGGCCAGGGACAAGCTGAATATCGCCAAAGGTGCTGAGCTGCGTGCAGCGCAGCGTCGTTATGAAGAATACAAAAGAGAGGTAGATGTTCGCGGAAGACAGCTGACACTTATGAAAGAGCTGACGAAGCTCTCATTTGAGGAAGAGAGGCTGATCAAAGACACCGGAAAGCTGGAGCGTGAAACCCTAGATACCAAGCTGTCGGCCCTGGACACGCAGCGCCAGATGACGATGGAGCAGCTGCAGCAGAAATCGCTGCTCACCGACTACGAGCGGAAAATGCTCAGCCTGAATCAGGCCGTGGACAATCAGGAAAAGGCGCTGGCAGGCGCCAGGCAAGCGCTGCAGGCCATCCAGGAGAGCGAACAACGCCGGCTGCAGACGCTGGAGCAGGCCCAGAGGCTCCGTGAATCCGAGCTGGATCTACTCAGGGCCCAGGCCAAGGCCGAGGAGGCAAGGGCAAGCGACTTGCTGCGACTGGCTGAGGCCCAAGAGCAGGCACGCCAAGATCCCCGCTCTGTATCGAGTGTCATCGGCGCTGAGATCGAAGCCTTGGCCCAGGGACAGAAGGGATACGTCTCGATCTTGGATGCCACCAAACAGGTTTCAGATGCCCGGATGCGGTCACTGCAGATGGAGCAAGCAGCGCAGAGAGCAGCGCTGGAGGTGCAACAGCAGCGGGAGCTATCTGAGCAGCGGATCCAACAGGAGCGGCTGAAGGTCATTCGCCATGAGGTTGAACTGTTAAAGGCGAAGGTGGCCTTCCAGCAGGCCACGCAGGGCATGAACCGCGAGCGGGACCAGCGGGCCGCTGCTGCGGGCGGTCTACCCTCGCCGCCAACGGCCGGCAGCAGAGCAGGCGGGGCTGTTGGCAACATGCTGCCCGGCACCGCCCCAGCCCCCAAGTACAACGACGGGCTGGGCGCTGGGAGAGGGCACCAAGGGCAAGACTTGGGCATAGATCCGGGTGATCCGATCCACGCCCGCCGGGCCGGCAAGGTCGTGCAGTACATCCCCAGCTTCACCCGCCCCGGCGCCCGGTTCATGGGGGCCGGAATGCGCGTGCGCTACGACGACGGCACCCAAGGGACATATGGCCACATCCAGAACCCCGCTGTCCGGGTCGGGGATTCTGTGGCGGCTGGGCAACGTCTCGCGACCGTTTACAACGACGGGCAAAACACCCATCTGCATTACGAGCTACGGGACGGCTTTGGCAAGCTGCTCGATCCTCTGAATGCCATCAGGCAGAGCCTGGCCCAGCCAGGTGGCGTACAGGGGCAGGGAAGCGGTGGTGCGACTGCGGCTGCAGCGGTCAACTCAGCAACGCTGGCCCAACAGGATCTGGCCAATGTCACGCAGCAGCTGGACAGCCAAACAGCGAATCTCGCTGAAACCGAGAAGCTATTAGCCGATCAACAGGCAAAGAGCACGGAAATCCTGCAGAGCCAGACCAAGGCACTGCAGGAGCGACAGGCCTTAGAGCTGCGGCAGTTAATGGTGGAGAACAAGCGCAATGAGCTGACAGCGGAGTTCTTAAAGCAGCCCTGGAACAAGCTGATGGGTGAATACACCGAGACATTTGTTGAGGGTTTTGGCGGCATGGTTCGCCAAGCGGTTCAAAAAGCGCGGCAGGAAGGCGGCTTTGACCTAGGAGAGCTAATGACTGACGTGCTGGAGAGCATGGCCGACCGATACATCGAGTCGACCTTGAACTTCATCATGGCGCCCGCCGAGCAGGCTCTGACCAAGGGCCTGTTCGGCGGCTTAACCGGATTCGATCCGAAAAAGATTGAGCAAGAAGCTCAGCAATCGGTGCCCGGCAGTGAAGTCAATTCGCCGGAGCAAACAGCCGGAAACACAATGGTTTCGGCGGCCACAACCATGAATGTTGCTGCCGACAAAATGCTGCAAGCCGCTACAGGCAGTCCGACCGCACCAGGCTCCGGCGAGGTGTTGCCGCTTGATGCGGCGGGCATGGCTAACTGGGCAAAGACGACTGGTGGGCAGATGTTCACCAATGCCGCCGGCCTAGGCGATTGGGCCGCAGCAAGTCCAGCCGACATGAGCCAAATCGACACCTCGTTTGAACCGGCCAGCAGTGGTGGCTTCAACTGGGCTGACACTTCAAAGGTGTGGGATTCTTCCGTTTGGAGCACCGCCACCGAGGACATGGGTGCGCTGTCGGAAACGGCTGCATCCCTGGGCGAGAAGATGGACAAGGTGCCAGATCAGGCCGGTAAGGCCAACGAGGGATTCGCCAGTGTGCTGGGCGGCATTGGCGGGTTAGCTATGGGAGCCATGGGCATTGTGGGAGGCATCAGCCAGATGGGCAAAGGCGGCACCTACAACACCCTGATGGGGCTGGCGGGCATTTTTGGAGGCATCGGCTCCCTGGCCGGCGGGATTAGCGGGATGACCGCGCCCAAGGCCAGAGCGTCTGGCGGCCCGGTCGACTACGGGCGCACTTACCTCGTGGGAGAAAAAGGGCCAGAGCTATTTGTACCTGGGCAGAGCGGCACTATTGTGGCCAGCAACAAACTGCAAGCCGCAGTAGCCGCCGGTCAGAGCCCATTCAAGGAAAATCGCGAAGCACTGCAGGCAAATCAGCATCGGCAGATTGCTGATAGATACGCAAAGAACAGCAAGCTAAGCATCAAATACGAAAGCCAAATAATAAACAACGTCGAATATGTAACCGCTGATCAGCTAAGAAAGAGCATGAACGAGTCAGCGGAACGCGGACGAGCGCTGGCATTTCAGACAATGCAGAACAGTGTCACCGCTAGGCGGAGGCTTGGGATATGAGTTACGCCATTGTCAACTATCTGACAACAACAGGCAGCGGCGCGAGCTGGAGTTTTCAGAACTTTTTTGTTGGCCAAGCAGACTTCGCGCCATTTGCCTTGACAGGCAGAGGGGCTCGCAAAGGTGGCGACAGGGCCAACGTCTCTCTGGTGCTGGGCAACGATCCGGTGAGTCTAAATTTTGCGGTCGAATCGGTGGAGAACCGCCACTTAATTTCTATTCAGACTGTGCTGCTAGAAGGCGCTAGCCTTTCAGCAGGCCCCACATTGACTGACGAGATATGGACGGCTGCCAGCATGGAAGTCGAGGTCGACAAAATTGTGATCCGCTTGACATCTCCGCTGGATGCAGTGCGATCACAGTTTCCGCGGCGCCAACTCAACAGCCGCCTAGTGGGCAGCCTTCCAATCACGGGCAACCTTGCGATCTCTTAAAGCCAGCCGCGCATCCGTTTGCTTGGCATCAATTCTTGGGGCTGCCCTACAAACTCAAAGCAGATCCACTTGATGGCATTGGCGCAGACTGCATTCTTCTAACACTTCGCATCCTTGAGTCGGCTGGACTGCCACGACCAGCTGCACAAGCATGGTGGTATCGGGCCTTTCGGCGGGGCGAAATGGAATGCTTTGACAAAGCGTTCGCGCAGTACACCATCCCCGTAGGTCAACCCGAGCAATATGCACTGACAATCTTCAGTGAGCCTATGCAGCGAGGTTT